TGTATATCGAAGCAGTCTGAATTAATGTTAGCGAGAGATGCACATAAATACTGCGCAATAGAGTCAACCTCATTGGTAAAAGTTGATCCAGAAGGAACTCCATGACTACCTTTGATTATACCAGAAGGAGTAACAATTGGTATAGAACCAAATCTTTCGGAAATATAATCAATTTCGGTAGAAAAGTTTGCTTGGAAACAGCTTTTAATATAATCAAAAGCAACATTCTGAGTTTTAGCTTTCACAGTATTATCATACTTTGAAAAGTCAATTGATATAATAGTTTTCTTACGCTTAATCGAATCAAGAATGATATTCGTTACGCGCCTGCCAACCTCTTCCGGCCCTATTATGGCAGATCTATATGTAAGCCTTCTTTGATTAACAAGAAATGGTAAGTAAAACCTCATTTCATTCACAGTATCAGCAACTGGATATCCCCAAACGTTACGAGTTTTATTACTTTCTTGAGTTCTTGTAAATAAAATACAAGGATCCCTACGACGAAGGAGATCATCAAATTCATTCAAGACTTTTCCCTTAATAAGTCCCTTCCTTTTATAGAAAGGAAGTCCACTGTTGGTGTTATTCTTAAGGTTAGCTACGGCTACTTCAACCGAAATCGGACGTAGTCTACGATTTCCTGGCGAGGTTAAAGGAGTAACATTAGATATATTTTCAGATTCAAAGCTACTGAAAAGAGAGTGTTTACGCATTGACCAAGGAATAGCAATGGAACGCGGTCCAAAAGCAGCTTTATTGCTAAACTCAAGGTTTTGAAGTGTTTCATTAAGAGAGGAAATCTTAGAATTAAATAATTTATCAAAATCATTTAGGATAGCATCCGGGCCATATTTCTTGCCTATCGGAGTAACAAGTATGCTGCTATCACCTGTAGAAGTCCTTAACATTAAGAGGGAAAGGCGTCGAGTCACATCTTGATCTATGTCTAGCGTTTTAAGATCATTAATTAACTGAGGGCTTGCGTTCAAAACATTTCTTAAGTCAACACCTTCCATTATCTACCTCCTCTTCTTTTAGATTCAGTTCGAATAGTATCTAAAGACATTAAATGATCAATAACTTTAAAACATGTTTCTCTTATGGTATTTGCGCTAACAGATAAAGCTCTATTAGTACCAAATAAATGACAGTGTGTAACATTAAAAGTTGTAAAGTCATCTACATAATAAGTCTCAGCCCTTGACCTAACAAGGAAAGGATAAAGTTCAACCCTATAGAATTGAGTAACACCAGATACTTCATAGTAAGATCTTCTCGTCGCACCATTAGTGCCACCAGAATTACCAACAAGTTGTACTAGTCCTGGTAAAACGGCATCGAATGTAGAATTATAGACACTACACATTGCGTAAGCGGCTCCATCTAAATCTTCCGTCCATACGTTATACTCTATCTCTTCATCATTTGAAGCAATATTGGGATAAACTGGATGGTCAGTACCATCATATAATCTAAAAGGTAAATTAGAAAAGATAGTGTTAAAGTTTGCATCATATTGAGCTTTCTCTGGTATATCACCTAAATCACCAGGTACCCACTGAGGTACTGCTCTTCTTAATAATGTGAAAACTGTATTATTATCACTTGTTTCTAGATTAGTTCTAGCAGTTGTAAGTGATACATTATTAACTCCACTCGATGAAAGAATCATAGGAGAGATCTTAATAATAGGTGATCCAAGTGTATTCCCAGAGTGATAATTTCCAGCCATATATCTGACAAAACTTAATAAATTAGGAGGTATAGGCATATTTCTTAACTTTCTTTCTAATAAATAATAATCTTCTAACATAGCTGAAGTAATATTATTACGGATAAATACCATGCCTACATTCTGATTAGATGGATCTGAATGGTAAGCTATTATTGAGTTATAATAGAAATATATCTGTAGTCCGTATAATAGATCATTCATCGCAGTTAATATCTGAGCTCCAGTAAACTGAGTACTAACATTAAGGTTAAATCCAACGTTAGCTTGAGCTGCTGTTTGTATATCAAAAGCGACTATATTTTCAAAATAATCATATAGTAAGGATTCAGTATAATTTGGAAAAGC